TCCAGTCGTACGCTGCTGGTGTTCGCGTCGGCTTTTCTATGGCCAAGGAACTGAAAGACCTGCGCGCGAAGCTGTCCGCGGCAGACGATCGGCGCAGGAATGACGTTGCCGAAGTATTAGCGCTGGCACGCGATGCAGAGAAGAACTGGCTTACCTCCGCGGAGGAGGCGAGAGGGCTGCGCGCGAAGCTGGCTGAGGCCGAACTAGAAAACGAAAGGGAGCGAGCGCACGTCGAGATGATCCTCGCATGCATCGAAGGGCCAGGCGGCTGGAAGTGCCGCGTGAAGGAGCTGGAGGCGAAGCTGGCGGAGGCGCTCAACGGCGGCTACTGCCCGCAATGCGGCGACGCTGGCCTTACGGCGGCCGGAGCGGAAGCGCTGACGAAGTTGACTGAGCCGCTCAAGGCGAAGCTGGCTGAGGCGGAGGCCCAGCACGGCGTTGCGATGATGCGCGTCGCGGACGATCGCCTAACCATCAACATGCTCGAGCGGCGCGTTGCTTCTCTGCAAGAAGAACTGGCCGCCGCGGAGCTCTACATCCGACAGGTGCAGCCATGAACCCCCGCCGCCGCGCTTTCTGGTTCTTCGTGGCCGACATGCTCGTCTGGGCCGGGTTCTTCGGCTCGAAGGCCTTCCTGTACGCCATCGGCAAGGCAGCGTCGGCGGACGACTTCGGCCCGCCGCTCGAGTCGTCGCAGTGGGACGAGGACGAAAGGGACGTTTGGTGATGACCTGGTTCAAAGTCGACGACAACCTGTGCTTTCACCCCAAGGTCCTGGCCGCCGGCAACGGCGCTATGGGGGGGTGGATTCGTCTGGGGGCCCACTGCTCCCAGCATGAGACGGACGGCTTTGCGACGGCCCTAGTCGTCAATGCCATCTTCTCGGTGGCCGACCTCGCAGCGATTATGTCTACAGGCATGCTCGTGGCGTTACCGGATGGGCGGTACGAGATGCACGATTACCTGAAGTACAACCCCTCCAAGGCCGAACTTGCTGCGAAAAGAGCGCATTGGGCAGAGCGCCGTGGCCAGGATAGGCGCCGAGTGTCTCACGTGGTGTCTCACTCGGACACTACATCGGACACTCGCGAGTGTCTCACTGAGCGTCTCACTAAGACGCCGGGACGGGATCTCTCTCTGAGATCTGATCCGGATCCGGAATCAGATCCAGATCCTGACAGTCACCGCGAGAGTGCGCCCCGGTTGAAACGTGCCCTGGTCCCCCCTGCCCCCCCGGGGGGGGATAGGCCCGAGTCTGGGTACGATTTGGCCAAGCGCGTGTTCTCCGAGCTCTGGTCTGCGAAGTACAAGCGGCCATTCAAGTTCGACCCGTTCGACGCGGGGCCGAAGAGCGAAAAGAAGGTTCTCCAGGCGTTCGGCAACGAAGCGCTCGACCGCGGCGGGGGGCGGGCCGAGGAGTACGCGCGGCATTGGGTCAAGGCCTACCTGCGAGACCACGGCGACCGCGGTTGGCTCGACACGAACGAGCACCCCGCGAAGACGCTTACGGCCCGCATGCACAAGTTCTCCGATCCTCCAACGAACGGGCATCGCGTCGAGGCGCCGGCCCCGGCCAAGGAGCCTGCCGAGCCTGAGATTACCTTCGCGGAATACTCCAAGCGCAACCCGCAAGGCGCGGCGACGCTCGCCGGCTTTCTCGGGAAGGCCAGGAGCGGGACATGAACAAGCTCTCGACGTTTCTCCCGCCGCCGGCCGGCCACCAGCCGACTCGAACCAGCCGGTGCGACACGTGCCTGATGGACCGCCCGGTCACCGGGCCAATCTACCGGACGTGCGACCTGTGCCTGAACCGGCGCGGGTATCTCAGGGGCCCTTTCGGCTGGTACCTGCCGAGGGGCGCGTTTGATCCAGGGGCAGCCAAAGGAAACAACGGAGGCACGCGATGACAGGTCAACAGGTTATGGCTCGACTTCGGGAGCGCGACGCGAACGGGGACATCATCCGCCTCGTGAAACAGGTCGCTGCGGCTCACCAGGTGACCCTGGATGAGCTCCTTGGGCACGATAGGACCTCGGCCCCGTCCGAGGCGCGAAGGGCGCTCTGGGAGGCGCTGGCTGCCACGGGGCACTGGAGCTTCTCCCGGCTCGCCCGAGTCTTCGACCGCGACCACACGACCATCGCAGCCGGCATCGACAAGCACCGCGCACATGTAGGATGTGCGAAGCTTGTGCGTAGCAAGGGGAAAGCCTACAGGCCGCCCGTCGAGCAGTCGCTACCGTTGCAGACAGCGACCAGCAGCGTCTTCTCGCCCGCAGCGGAGAATGAGCTGGTATCCGCAGTCATGCGGGCGCTGCCATGAGCGAGACGCAGCTGGTCTCCGCCATCCTCGAGGCCCTCGAGCTCGAGCCGGGCGTCGTCGCGTGGCGTAACAACACGGGCCTGATGTACTCCGGCGGCAGGGCGATCCGCTACGGGCTCGGCAAGGGCTCTCCAGACATCGTCTGCTGCATCTTGCCGTGGGGCAGGTTTCTCGGACTCGAGGCCAAGGTCGAGGACGGCATCCTTAGCGCCGATCAGGGCCGCTGGAGAGACAAGCTTCGCAAGGGAGGCGGGGGGAGCTACTTCGTGGTTCGCTCCGTTGCCGATGCGAGGCGCGCTGTCGTCGAAGCCAGAAGGCTTCCGATGACCAGGCCCGCGCGAGATCAGGAAGCCAGTTCTGATAAGCTGTCAAGGTCATCTGAGGTCAAATCGCGTAGTGTCACGCGAAGGAGGTAGCGAATGGCTGACGTATTCATCTGTGCGAAGTGCAAAAGCAGGGTCGCGATATACGACACAGCGTGCGGCAGTTGTGGAGAGAAGTTCAACGAGCCGGGGGCCACACCCCCCTCCCCCCGTGCGAGTAGCGAGCTACCGCAGCCGTACTGGAACGCGACGGGAAAGTGCACGCGGTGCGGGGCGCAAGGCAATGGCTACCAGGCGTGCGGCAACTGCTTCGGGCTCGCTGTGCGGCAGCAGCAGGAAGCGATGGCCGCCTACAACCAGCGGCAGAACCAGAACCAGAAGCAGGTCGGCAGTCACTACGGCACGAGGGTCGAGAAGTTCGATCCCGTCGACAGCGAGCGCCGTTGTGCTCTGGCGCTGCTCGAGACGCAGCAAGCCCTCGCCGCCTCAGAGAAGGAGCGCGAGCGGCTGAAGGCGGAGCTGGACAAGCCGGCCACATGCGACCACTGTCCGCGACGAGCGAAGCACTTCACCTGTTCGGAATGCGGCGTGATGATGGGCGACACGGTTCCGGCGGAACGCGACGCCGTCCGCCGCGAGCTGGAGAACCTGAAGCGCGAGACCGACATGAAGCTGGGCGACTACCGCGCCGGCGTCGAACTCCTCACCGAGGCAGGCTGCGATAAGCAGACGCGTGTCGCCTGGCTGGAGCGTGAACTCGACCGCGAGCGCGCGAAGACACGCAAAAGGGGGCTGTGATGGGAGCACTCGTCGTCGCGGTATTCATTGTAGCGTGGAGCGTCTACGCGATTACGCATCTCTGCCGCGATTACCGTCGCGGAAAGAAGATCTGGTCATGACCCCCGCCGAGCGCACCGACCACATCCTTCGCATGATGCTCCGCGGCGAGTGGAAGGGTGGCCGCTCACGCAAGGAGCTCGCCGCCGAGTGGAAGCTGCACGAGCGGACCATCGGCGACGACGCCATGGTGGCATCGGGCGTGCTGGCGCGGCGCGGCAAGCCCATCGAGGACCTCATCGACTCCAAGATTGCCGAGCTGGAGCAGATCCAGCACCAGGCCATGGAGCGCCAGGGCTACACGATCGGCGGTGACGCGTACCCCAACCCCGACCTGCGCAACGCCATCTTGGCCATCCGGCTCATCATGGACATCCGAGGCGCAACCAAAATCAGTCGCGGCAGGAATGACCACAAGCCTCCGCCTGTTGACGATGAGTACGCGAAGCTCACGAAGGCCGAGCGCGTGGCGAGACTGCAAGAAGCGCTGGCCGTCGAGCTGGCAGGAGAGGACGGCAGCAATGGAATGCATTGAATGCGGCTGCGTCGACTACATGCACAAGGCTGGCTACCGATGCGCGAAGGGACCGCCGTTCATGTTCAGGGCAACGTCGGCGCAGGATGAATTCTACGCTGGAACGCACTACTGCGCCTCGTGTGGCCAACCCGCTGGAAAGCCTTGCGATGCCGACTGCGACAATGTACGCGAGGTACACGACACGGAGCGGCCGCCTGCGATGCTGAAGTGCTATTGGTGTAATGGCGACAAGGAGCTGGATGTCTACCACGGCATACCAAGCTGTCGGCAATGCGCGGAGAGAGCCGCCGGGAAGAGAGGCAAGTGATGGGCTGGAAAACGGAGATGTCGATTGAAGAGCTGTGCGAGAAGATGAAGACAAAGGTAGTTGAGACCATACCGCCATACGCGATGCAACTGTTTGATGTCAGCGTTATGAAGAATAACGGCAACGATGGCAACTACGGCGTGCAGATAGTGGTGAACTATCGCTCCGCGGTCTACGTGAACACGGAGCGCGACAGTCCTGTGGATCAAAAGATAATGGAGGCTGAGCTCCTGGCCGAAGGCATGGAGGCCATGTTCCCGGAGCAATACCGGAGACTGAAGGAGTTTGCTGACACCGTTGCCGCGAGAGAGGCGAAGGAGAAGCTGTGACGACGAAGAAACGCAAGCCGCGTAAGCAATCCTCCAACAGGCTTTCGGCAATCGCCGCGCGCGTGCTCGGCGGCGGGAAGTACACCGTGGCCGAGGTGTGGGCGCTGGCGGGCTCGGTGCTCGGCCAGGACGAAGTGGCAGGGAAGCGCAAGTGAAGCTCGCGCGCGTCTGGCTGGACTTCGCCGTGCAGTACCCGGGGATGGAGATGGCCAAGTACGAGCTCACCGAGGACGACTGCCACGACATCGGCTACGACTCGATGCGCTACGACCAGGCGCTTGGCTCGCTGGTTATTGGCAACACGAACGGCCCCGGCTACGGCATCGCTTGGCACCACGTCATCCGCTGGGAGCAGTCGGACCTTCAGCTCGTGTGCGACAAGTGCGAGGGCTCGTTCAAGAGCGCGCAGGCGCTTGGCACCCACAAGAGATTCTGCCAGGGGAAGAAAGAGAAGTCCGCATGAGTCTTCGTTGCAAGTTAGAGGCTATAGCAATCATCGCGTGCGGGCTGGCCATTGCCGGCAGCATCGTCTGGTCGATAGCCCTGCTGTTCTGGACGTCGCCCGCGTGGGGTATCGTTGGGTGCGTCGTGTTGGCCACGTCTGGCACGGCGACGCACAAGGTGCTTGGCCGATGATGACTCCCGACGAGACTCGCCAGCGCCTCATCGACCGTCGCGCCCGAGACGGCGACGTCGACCATTGGATCGAGGCCTTCATGGCCATGGTTGCTCCAGGGGAAAAGGACAAGATGGTCAGGCGCGTGAAGGAGATCCGCGAGATGGTCAAGGAGATGGAGAGGGCTGTGAAAGAGCGCAGCGTCGAGACTGACGGGCTGGCATGAAGTGGCCGTTCGTCTCCAGGCGCGCGCACGAGCAGGAGATCCTGCGCTGGCACCACATCTTGGACGATCTGGGCGCGCAGTGCCTCAGGCACGCCGAGGGCGCGCAGGCCTGGAAGGCGATGGCGCTGGACGCCGAGAAGCGATACGCGATGCTTGGCCGGCTAGAGCGGACAGAGCGTGCCAAGCGCATGATGGCAGAGGGCGAAGTGCAGTATCGCGACGAGCGCATGCGGCGAGTGATCGGCCTGCTTGTGCCAGAGGAAGGGAAGAAGTCGGCGTGACCTACTCCTGCCAGACGTTTGAGATAACGGAAGAGGACCGGCAGCGCTGGCGCGACGGTTCAGCGCGCAAAAGACGCGACGAGTCGACGATTGGATGTGCAATCCGGAGCCGAATCGGCAGCGCCCTGGCCAGCGCTTGCTGGTGGAGCTGGATTACTTGCCGCGAAGAGATGCCGCCGGACACATGGTGGGCTGAGTAAATGGGCAAGGTTATCAGCCTGAAGGCGAAGCGTTGGGAGCGCGACACTGCGGCATCCAGGACCCACTGGGACCGCGTTATTGACGCCATGCTGAAGTCGTTCAGGCCGGTCAAGACGGCACTGCGGCTCATCCGAGGTGGCAAACGATGACGGCCTGCGCTCACTGTCAAGCCGGATGGCGCTGGTCTGACTTCTGGCGATGCCTGGTGCCCTGCGACGAGTGCGCCGGGACGGGCGGATAACTTGTCGACCGCGGACCTGCTCCGAGCTCACGACAGGCTGCACGCGCCTCGCCGCTGGCTCGAGGGCCTATTCCCGAAGCAACGGGAGTTCGTGGACGACCCCGCCAAAGAGAAAGCGGCGCTGAAGGGACGGCGAGGCGGGGGGACGTGGGCCGGCGCCGTCGGGCTCTACGACAAGGCTCGCGAGGTGCGCTGCCAGTGCCCGTACATCGCGTTGTCCGCAGTGCAGGCGCGGCGCATCATGTGGCCCGTCGTCAAGGAGGTCAACGACCTATATCAGCTCGGCATGAAGATGAACGACCACGAGCTCATTGCCGAAGTGCCTGAGACTGGGAGCCAGATATTCCTGGTAGGCGGCGACGACATGCGCAAGGTGGAGGCCCTGCGAGGGGGCAAGTACGGAAGGGTGGTAATCGATGAGCCTGGTTCGTTTCCGAAGAGTCTACTCCGATATCTATGCGAGGATGTACTCGACGCGGCGCTTCTGGATCTCGATGGAGACATGTGGCTTGTCGGAAGCCCGAACGCCGCGTGCGTCGGGCACTTCTACGACGTTACGACCGGGGCCAACCCAGAGGTGGCGAAGATACCAACCCACCATTGGACGGTGCTCGACAATCCCAACATTCCACATGCTGGGGAATGGCTGCGCAAGAAGCGGGAGTCCAAGAAGTGGGCGGCGGACAACCCGGTCTACCTGCGCGAGTACATGGCGCAGTGGATTCGAGACCTCTCGTCGCTCGTCTTCCGATTCGACTGTGCTCGGCACATGGTGGCAGAGGCTCCGAAGGGGTGCGCGGGCGTCGTCGGCGTGGACCTCGGCAGCTCGGCGAAGGTCGAAACGATGGCATTCGTCACGCAGCTTTGGGAGAAGTACAGCAAGACGGTAGTCACCCGGCGGGCCACGAAGCACAAGGCCATGGACGTGACCGATGGCGCGCTCCACGTAAAGGCCCTGTTCGCCGAGTTCCCCGAGCTTCGCTACGCGGTCGTCGACGAAGGTGGGATCGGCGCAGGCTACACACGGGAATGGCGGCAAAGGCACCAGCTCGCGGTCGTGGCGGCCGAGAAACGCGAGCGAAACGCCTACATCGAGTTCCTAAACGACGACCTGGACCAGGACAGGATGAAGCTGCTCGACGGCGACGAGACCCGCCCCCTGGTCGACGAGCTCGAGCTGGCCCAGTGGGACGAAGACCGAAAGGACATCGACGATCGGTTTCTGAAGCACGCGATTGACGCGTGGCTCTACAGCTGGCGCGACTGCCGAGCATGGGGTGAGCCGGACGCGCCAGGGGCCAGGCCGCGGAAGGGCACGCCGGAGTACGAGGCGATGGTCTGGCAATCGGAGCGAGACGCCTCGATGGCGCGCGCGCAGAAGGCCCGTGACGCGAAGTGGAAGGCACAGGCCACGAAGTGGAGCGGCGCCGCGCACGGCAAGTGGGCCAAGTAAGGCTCGGCCAGTCTTAGCTATGCGCTGCCTGTAAGGTCACATAGTGCAGTGCTAACTGTGAAGGCGTGGCGGCTGACGATCTGGAGCTATGGCACCAGATCAAGGACGGCAAGAAGCGCGCGTCTGCCGTCCGAGCGACGTGCAACAGCCTGGAAAAGACCGAACTCAAGCGACGCCAGCGTTGGATCCGAAACACGTCGCTCTACGAGGCTCGCCCCCTCGCCGGCCTGAATCCGGACGCCTACTTCACGGACCACGAGCTGACACACGAGGACTGGGACGTCCTGCGCATGAACATGGCGCGGATGCTCGTCAACGCCGCGCACGCGAAGATTGCCGGCAAACAGAAACCCAAGACGCAATTCGTTGTGACCAATGGCGATTGGTCGATGAAGCGCAAGGCCAAGAAGCAGGAGCGCATCAACGAAGCCCTCATGCTCCAGCGCCAGGGCAGCTCGAGCGACGCGTGGGAGCAGACCATGCGGGCGCAGATCTTCGCCATGGTTGGCGACCTCGGCGTGGTGAAGACCTCGGCCAACGTCGAGGGCGAGACGATCGATATCCGGGCTTACCCCGGCTACCAGTTTCTCTTCGACCCCGTCGACGCCATGGATGGCCAGCCGCTGTCGCTGTTCCACGTCTACCCGGTCGATGCCTACAAGCTGGCCGCGCAATTCCCGAAGTACCGCGAGCAGATCCTAGAGGCGCCAGACTTGAGCGGCGAGACGGGATGGGCGTCGGTCTACGGCCGCACGAGCGACATCTCCCGCATTCGCCTGGTTCGCGAGGCGTGGCGCCTGCACATCTCCGAAAGAGACCCTGGCGCGCACGCGGTCGTCGTTGGCGAGTGCGACATCGCGGACGGAGGGGGCAAGCCGGAGGCGTACACGCGCAACTTCTTCCCCTGCGAATTCTACGTGTGGGAGCAGTTCCTTCAGGGCATGTGCGGGACGTCGATTATCGACAACGTCTACCACTTGACAATGGAATACAACGCGGCGAGCCAGCGCATGAGCGAGGCCGAGCGCGTTGGGTCCAATCAGATGGTCTTCGTTGAGCGCGGGACGGTCAAGAAGGAGTCGCTCGAGAGCAACATCGCGAAGGTGATCGTCGAGGTCGACAAGGGCTCGATGCCGCCTGTCTTCAATACGCCGAACGCCATCAGCCAGAGCTCGGTAGCGTGGGCTGCCAGGATGCGCGCCGACGGGCACGACGTCTCGGGCGTGTCCGAGATGGCGGCCACTGGCGAGAAGCAGCCGGGGGTGGAGGCGGCGTCGGCAATCCGGCTCGTCGCCCAGCTCGGCACCGAGCGGTTCAGCGTGCAGTGGCAGGCTTACGAGCGTCGCACCGCGGTCGGCCAGGCCCGGCAGAACATGGCGGCGCTTCAGGACTTGGTGGCGGCCAAGCCGGACTTCAAGGTGAAGCTGCACGGCGACCAGTCCGAAGAGCTGAAGGCGTCGGACTTCATTCTCGACGAGGATAAGTACATCATTCAGCCCTACGCGGTGCCGGGCTCGGTCAACGGGCCGCCTGACCGGGTGTCGCTTGGGAACGAGCTGTTCGACCGTCAGATCATCGGCCAGCAGTCGTTGGCACGCATCCACGAGTCGAAAGACACTCCATCGGAGATTGCCGGCGGCGGGACGTGGGCGAAGCTGTTCGAGCGCTACATCGAAAGCTGGCTCGATGCGACGAAGGAGTCGGAGGCCAATGGGCTCGCGGGGGACCCGAAGGGGTTCCGATATCGCCCGCCCATCAAGTGGATGCCGCTGACCGATGCAATCGTGCAGATTGGCCGCGCCTACGCCGATGCCGAGATGGAGGGAGCAGAGGACTTCAACCTGCAATTCTTCCTTCGGTTCCTTGGCGACTGCGATCACTACATCGAACAGATGGCTGCGCAGCAGGCCGCCCAAGCCGCAGCTGCCGCGCCCCCGCCAGCGGGCCCGATGCCGCCGATGGCTCCCCCCATGGGTGCGCCGGCAGGGGTGCCTATTCAATGAGATTCCGACCTTACATGTTCCTACTGTCGTTTCACCGTGGCGACTTCGACCTGGCGATGGCCGGCGTCTGTCGCCGCTGGGGGCTGATTGGGAGATTGCACTATGGCTGAGGAGACCGTCGCTCAAGCTGGGCTTGCGCCCAACGTCATTGCCGCGAACGCCGAAGTCGAGGCCTCAAAGGCTCGCGAGGTGAAGGGCAAGGCGTCCGCCGAGAAGTGGGGCAAGGTCGCCGCCGCGTCTCTTGGCGTAGGGGAAGCGCCCGCGGAGCCTGCCGCACCGGCGGAGAAGCCGCGCGCGAAGGACGGCAAGTTCGTCGCCGAGAAGGGCAAGGCAAAGGAGAAGACCGATGGCAAGAAAGCCGAAGCCAAAGCCGCGCCCGAAGCCGCGGCCGCCGTACCGAAGCCTGCAAAGCAAGGTGATGTCGGCGTGGCTACGGGAACTGAAAAGCGAGATGCCGGCGCTGATGAGGCGGTATCGCCGGGCCCTGAAGTCCCGGAGTTTTCTGGTGGCCTAGGCAAAGCAAAGCGCCTCGCCAGGGAAGGCAAGATTGCCGACGCGCTGAAACTCATCGATCTGGACCCGGATAAGATTCCCGGCGGGGCGTGGGCATCGTGGCGCACGGCCAACGCCAAGCGGGACGCCGAGATCCACAAGCGCGAGACCGACATCATCACGGCGCACCAAAAGGTTCAGAGCGAGGCGCGCGAGCTCGTGGCGCAGCTGCGCCCGTTCGCGGAGGCCAAGACGGCTGTCGAGTCGGGCGACGAGGACCGTGCCTTTGAACTCATCTTCGGCAAGACGGTGGACGTTTGGCAGCGCGAGCGCTTGGCCCGCATGCACCGCGGCGACCTATCGAAGGACCCCGCTGTTGCCGAGGCTACGCGCCGCGCTAAGGCCGCCGAGGACGACGCCAAGCAATTGCGCAGGGACCTCGAGGAACGCGACCAGAAGGCCGCGGAGCGCGACGCAGAGGCCGCGCGAGAGCGCCGGCAGGGTGAGTACCGCGAAGAGCTCAAGGAGCAGTTCGCCGGCAGCGATGACGCCCGCCTCGCGCGCGCCGCCGAGCTGCCGTGGTTCATCCGCATGGTCCACAAGGAGCAGCTCGACTCCTACAAGTTCGACCCTCACTCGCGCCAAGAGGACTACCTCACGGTGGAAGAAGCCATCGAGCGCGTGTACGACCCGGAGCGCCTCACGGCGACTCAGTGGAAACAACTCACCGGCGGACTCGATCCGACCGTGGAACGTGACCCTGGCACGATAACTCAGGTGGCAACCGACCGTCGCGCGAACGACGTGAAGCGGGTCGCGAAAGCGCCCACCTCTCTATCTCGTTCAGCGACTGTGGAGGCTGCGCCCGAGCGCAGGCGAACAGAGAAGGAGTCCCTTGCCCATTGGTCAGGGATTGCCCAGAAGCTCGCCCAGCAAGGAAAGTAAGCGCATAGCCAACGCGGTCATTGGAGTTCCCAATGGTCGGTTCAACCCCGGAAGCCCTCGCGGCTTTCTATAAAGAGCGATATATCGACGACGACGGGAAGGTGCCTGAGCTCCTTCTCAAAGACAACGTTTTTCTCGACATGATTGGCACCTCTGAAGAGGGCGACGGTACCGGCAAGTACCTCGTGGCTCCCTTCATCGACCAGCGCCCGCAAGGTCACGCCGCGACTCGAGCGGCTGCTCAAGCGGGAGCGGCAACGGCCAACGGCGGCAACCTGAACGGCGACGCGTGGATCATCCCCTGGGGTGACTACAAGTCGAGCGTCTACATCGGCCACAAGGCGATGGTCCTTTCCAAGAACCGCATGGGCGCGTTCTTTCAGGACCGAGCCAAGGAAACCGACCTGCTCATCGAAGGCGTTGGCACGTACTTCGAAACGTTGCTGCTCGGCGACGAGGGCCACTCGGTCACCCCTGGCGGTTTCACCATCTCGACCGGCGTTTGCACCTGCGTTCAGAAGCAGGACATCGTCCACATCGAGAAGGGCATGTTGCTCCAGGCGTCTGCCAACAACGGCACGCTGACAACCGACGCGCTCTTGGGCTCCGGCTCGATCGGCTACGTGTTCGCGGTCAATCGCAACGCGGGAACCTTCACGGTCGCCACGTCCGATGCTCTCGCCGTGGCTCTCACGGCCGGCACGCCTTCGGGCTGGACGGGCACCATGTTCGCCTTCCGTAACGCTGACTTCGGCGGAACTACCACGCCGAACTTCATCGTCAACACGCTCGGCGAATACGTCCCGCTGATCGACCCGACGGACACGCTGAACGGCGTTGACCGCAATCTGGACCCGATGATGCGCGGCGGCGTGCGTCTGACGGCCGCAGAGGTCTCAGGGTTCGGCACGCGCGATCGCATCGTCAAGCTGGTCACGCGGATGAAGTCTCGCGCGGGAAGCAAGCCCACGAAGATCCTAATCCACGACGAGCAGTGGGCTGGGCTCGCCAACGAGCTCGAGGCCCGCGGCGTTCGAGAGCTTGGCGTTCCGACGAAAGCCGGAATGTTCAGTTTCCCGGCGCTCAAGATGAACACGACTGCCGGCGCGATCGAGGTGTTCTCCTCGAACAAGGTGAGGCCGGATACATGCTGGGCCTTCAAGCCCGACGTGCTCCA